CACAGACTACAAACACCTTCAGGTTATCTTGATTTAGGACCAATGAACACTGGTTTCTGCCACTTTCAGACAGACAGAGCGCAGTTCTACTTTGGACAGAATATCCATGCAGATGGTATCTATTATGATTATGATGACACCAATTACTACCTCGATCCGGCAAGCCAATCGGTTTTATTTGGATTAAGATGTACAGCCGGTTTTGACATAGCTACCAATGATGTTTATGCTAGCATGCGCGTTTTCAGAAATAATAACACCTCAGGAGTGTTGGCCGATGGAATGTACATCGGTTATGGAAACGGCAACAGCGGTTTAACTCGAATCTATGGTGGTGGATCTACATCCGCTGGAATGGTGCGCTATGCTACATATACTCAACATGATGACTCAGATCGAGCTCCAATCTTCTATGATTCAGATAATACGGGTTTTTACACAGATCCTAATAGCACATCATCTCTAAACGTTCTTGCTATGGCCGGTCTTGTCATAGGCCGAAACTCTGCTTCTACTGATGTAAACTCAGCGAACGATACAGGTTCGTTCTCTGCTCGTGGAAACACGTCTACAGTTGCGGTTATGTCGTTCCACAGAACCGGTGCCTATGCTATCAACATGGGCCTTGGTACGGACAATGTATTCCGCATCGGTGGGTGGTCTGCTTCAAGTGACGCTCTAACCCTTACAGGTGCTGGTGTTCTAACTGCCCTTGCTGATATGCGCGCACCGATCTTCTATGACAGCAACAACACGGCATATTATGTTGATCCCGCCGCGGCAAGTATACTTGCTGGATGGGCTAGAATCGATTTAGCAACAGGATCTAGTTCCCTTGAAAACGGCCGCGGTGTTGTAATTAATGGTTCTTACACTAATGGTCAGTATAGTTCTCGCTTTCGTAAATGGGATGATGGTGGCGGTCTCCCTCTTTATATTCAGCAAACAACAGGCACTGCTAACTCCTGGTCTAACGTAGCCAGCTTTGGTGCGTCTAATGCCCGCTATCACTTCCATATCGATGGGATCGGTTACTCGTCTTCAGACTGGCGGGCTCCAATCTTCTATGATAGTGATGATACCAATTACTTTATTAACCCAAATAGCAACTCGCGTTTGTTTGGAATACTAGTAGGCAGTCAAAATGCATACATCTATGGTGTGGCAAATGATCATTTGGGTATTAGATCTGGTGCTGGCGGCGCAGAAAAGTACTTTAGATTCGATAGTAACGGCTATCTGTATACACTGAACGGCGGTGTGATTGCTGAAACTGGAGATATACGTGCTCCAATCTTCTACGATCAGAATGATACTACTATCCGTTGGACTGGAAATGATTTTGTGCTTCGCGGTGGCTCTCCAACTATTTTCCTACGCGATACAGATCACAACTCGTCGATGATACACTGTAATAGTAACATTTTCTATGTTCTCCGTGGCGGTAACGATACAGAGTCATGGGCTCAGGTTAATGGCGCTTGGCCATTAGAAATTAACCTGACTAATAACACAGCAACTTTCGGTGGTATTCTACAAACAACTGGTACGTCTCACGATATGCGTTCAGCTATCTTTTATGATAGCCAGGACACTGGTTTCTACACCAATCCTAATGATAGCAGTCGTATGAGAAACCTTAACCTGGGTGGTGGATCTGGTTTCGATGCTACAATTCACGTTGTAGGTATCCAGGGTGGTAACGGCCGTCTCACACAGATGTCTCCTAGCAGTGCTAACCAAAACGGCTTGAATATTCTCTCTGCTAGAAATGGTTCGAATGCGGATCTTTGGTGGGCATGGGGTCCGAACACCTCCGACGTGTGGTGCATCAACTCTGGTACTACTCTTGGAACGGGTGGTATCCAAATTACCACAGCTGGTGCCCTGACCGCTGCAGACAACATTACTGCTTACTCAGATATCAAGCTTAAGAGGAACATTGAGTCGATTCCAAACGCCCTCGAGAAGGTATTAAGCGTTCGTGGTGTCACATTCGAAAGAATAGATACGGGTAATAGAGGTGCTGGTGTGATTGCTCAAGAGATTGAGAAGATCCTGCCGGAGGTTGTAATGGAAGATGAGCATGGCATTAAGTCTGTTGCTTATGGTAATGTTGTTGGTCTTCTGATCGAAGCAATCAAGGAGCAACAAGCGCATATAAATATTCTACAAGAACAAATCAACTCAATTAGAGGTTAAAATGGCACTTACATACACGTGGAAAATCAAAAGTCTAAAGAAGCAAGATGATCCTTCTGCAGAACTTGACGACATTATCGTTCAGACTTACTGGGAATGCACCGGTACGGACTCGGCTAACAACTCAGGCACGTTCCACGGCGCAACTCCTTTTGAACCAGATCAGGTCGACCCTGATAACTTTACTGCTTATGAAGACCTGACAGAAACTCAGGTGCTTAGCTGGATTCAAGATGTTGTCGAAGGCAATCCTAACTATAAGGCTCACATCGATGAGCAGATCCAGAAGCAGATCGACGCTATCGTTCGTCCATTGACTGAAGTCAATGTCGATGCCCTTCCTTGGGCAGAACCAACTGCCAATACTTAATTAATGGAGATTTATAATGGCTACTAATCCCGAGCTCGATCCGAAGCTAGTTGTTGAAAACCAGCAGCAGGCTCCAACCGTTACTCTTGAAGTGAACGTAAGCGAACTTAATGTCATCATGGGTGGGCTGCAAGAGCTTCCCCACCGTGTGGTTGACCCTATTCTAAAGAAACTCTTTCAGCAGGCTCAAGCTCAGCTAGGCCCGCCACAAGGATAACCAATGCCGACCCCTGGATCTGGTGCAATCTCAATGAATGACATGCGTACGCACATCAACCGTGCTACGTCGAGTTCTGTCTCGATGTCAGAGATGCGCACCAGATATGGGGGTTCGGGTGCTATCTCGTTTAATGATCTTCGTAACTCAGAGGGGTTTACTATTAGCCCAGCGCGCTATACTGTTACGGGTAAGTTTGCATCAGAAACAGATGGGTGGAGTACTGTTGTTTCATTTGGTTCTATGTCCCCAGATGAAGGTAGTGGAAGATTGCAGTTTGCTGCTAACAGTTGGTTAGCAGAAGTTTCTGAGAGTGTTACGTATAGCGCTGGAACAACAGGGTTGTATATTGAACCCAATTCGACAGCGTATACATCTAACGGCGATCAAGTCACGGCCGGCTTTAAGACTACAAATGTTAGTAGAGTGGTACTTGCTAATACTTCGCGAAGTATTACCTCTCAGACCAGTAGCAGTGCAGGCTCTAATGTGCTTGTGACGTATGATATGCCGACATCGGGCACGATTCACTGTTTGGTTAAGTTCTAAGAGGATAAAATGGAAGACGATATTAGAACGTGGGAAGAGGGTGATGAGACCGCTGCGCCGAATCAGCACATCATAGATCAGCTGACTCGTTCTCCCAATCACAAAACTCCTGAGACAGAAGCCGAGGAAATCTAATGGCTTTCTTTACTACGCATGGTAATCCAGATCTTATTGGTGTATATGATAATGAGCTAATGGTATCACACTTCCTTCCTAACAGCATGGGAAAGACTATTGGCCGCGACTCTCTTGAAAACATGCATCATGCTGGAGGAAGCCCCGAGCCACACCCAGCTCTAAACAATGTTATTAAAAACACCAATGGTCACGTGTTTATTGCTGGGTCATTTCAAATGGAGTGGCGATGGGATCCAAATGAGGTAACGGAAGCAGATATCAACGCATACATTCCGCTTCTAGAGTCCCAGGCGCCGGCCGGCTCGACCGTAACAAACGATATTGAAAACTATACTATTCTTATTGACCTTCACAATGGGAACTTCGAGGTTCCTGAATGGTCAGGTCAACTAGTACAGTGGCACCCAAAGGCATATTATGCAAAGGTTACCAACACTTCGGACGATGCGGAGTTTCTTTGTGTGACACGTCTTAATGGAACCTTTCATAACTACACCTTTCAGCAGAGGACTGTAGAGCCTAATGCATCATTAGAAATCACAAAGCCTCAGTGTGAAGTGTGTTATGTTATGTTTACTGGAGACGTAACAAAAGGTGACGTTGTGCTAACAAAGTACAAGTTATACAAAATGACAAGTCAGTCTCTGGAGATTGTGAATACCGGGACTCAACGTATTAAAGTGCTAAGATACTACAAAGGATGATGTAAAATGTGGAATCCTGTTAAGCTATACAAGCTGACTAAGATCATTTGGAACCGTGATACTAATTACAATCATTACGACGAGGACCTGCAGATCGCGGCGGCTGATGTTGCGCGTGAAGTCAACTCCCAACTCCTTTTTCCATCTAACTTACTTATCGTAAAGAAGCTGAGATCAACTCCGCGCGGCAGAGATATTTTGTGGGGTCGTAACGATAAGTCGATCCAATACCAATATGAAAATATTCTCCCTGTAATCACTAGCAAGGAGATTATGGAGAAGTATGCGCCTAACACTGTCGGTGGCCACTACTATCACTTGATTAAGCAGTGGTCTTTTGATGAGTTGTGGGATCGTAGGTTCCAGCAAGATCGCGAGGATGGGTTCGTTGGGTTCATCGATGATGTGCGCTCAAACATCTCTCGTCATATATTTCTCTGCCACGACTTTATGCATGTTTTGTTCAGATACGATACCACACAGCTCGGTGAAGCCTGTGTTCAAGAACTCCAGTATGTTATGTCTCGACACTGGGGAGCCTGGTATCTATCTCACGTAATGGCACTTAAAAACTGTTATAAGTATAAGACCTGGGAACCTCTTCACATACTGAGAGAGGCTAACATGCTGGCAAAGCAGGCTAAAGATGAGCTTTGGTATGTTAATCCGCTAGAGATACTCGACATGGATGTCAACGAAGCCCGTAAGATGTATAACATCGGCACACCTGTCAGATTCTTGAAATTCGCAATTGAAAATAGAGAGTCGTTCAGACTCGATTCTATTCACCCTGAGTATAATGATGTCAAACTTAACTTCGCGGCTGCGCAATCTATATGATAAACTGAAGACCAAAAGGTGGTTTCAAATCTTTCTTGGTCTCATAATTGTTCGTTGGATCTTTAGAATAGCTGTGCTTATTGGTGTGCTCTACTTCGGAGTAGACTTATTATGAAAACCTACGACTTGTTCCCTACACTTGTAGCAACTGAAACGTATAGACGGCACGATAAGTTCAAGCAGACGTTCTTCGACAACCTTCCAAAGTATCTAAGAGAAGATGGAATAACTGGCGAGCAGTCTGGCCACGTCGATCTACATCTCAATCCCGACTTCGAAGAGTTCTTTAAGTTTGTAGCGAGTGTTGCAGAGGAGTATGTCGAAACTCTAGTTGGCTTCAAAGATATGTGGGAGCCATGGCTAGTTAAGACGTGGTTTAGCGACTTCAATGTCCCAGCTCACAATCATGAAGACGCTCACCTCTCGTTTGTGTACTACGTCAATGTTCCTGAAGAGTCAGCATACCCTCTACACTTTCTACCTCCTCTCGATAGGCCAAACGACTTAACGAACGGAATGTTCTTAGGACATAAGGATAATAGGGCTGTTGAATATAGCAATCAGTACAACTGTAACTCAGTAGAGTTTAGACCGATAGAGGGTGCGCTTGCAATCTTCCCTGCAAAGCTAAGGCATATGGTAGAGACTCATAAGACGGAACGAGTGGAGAAGATGGAAGATCGTAGGATCTCATTGGCGGGCGACTTTGTTCTTACGTTCAAAGAGAAGCAAGCAAGATCGATGGGATTACAACCTATAAGTAATTGGCGCAGTTTTAGTTAGGAATTACAATGAATCAGTTATGGCAGTTTTGGCACGCCTCGTTAAACAACGATCAAGTGAAGAGCATTATAGACATCGGAGATCAATACCCTGTAGCTAATGCAGGTCTTGGCTTTGATGGATCGACGCACAACAACGGAGCTAGGTCGAGCGAGATCAGATGGATCAATCCTAATGATCCATCTAGTAGGTTCATCACAGATGTGTTGTGGTATTACGCCAGAGAAGCGAATAGGAATGCATTCGGATTCGATATCGACTACCTGCCAGACATTCAGTATACAAAGTACACGGCCGACGATAACGGCAAGTATGATTGGCACCACGATACATTCTGGGCAAACCCGACAGCATATGACAGAAAGATATCAATCGTGATCCAGTTGACAGATCCTTCCGAGTATGAGGGTGGGGATTTTGAGATCGATTCACAGTACGCTCAGATGCCAGCAGACCAGATCCGCGCAAAAGGATCAGTTATGGTGTTCCCTTCATTCTTGCTTCACCGCGTAACTCCTGTAACAAAGGGTGTGCGTAGATCTCTTGTTTCGTGGATCCAAGGTCCTAAGTTTCGATAAATAACTAAAAAGAACCTAGGGATTATGCTATGGCTGTACCACAATCGAGATCAGAATTCAAAGAATACTGCCTACGTAGGCTAGGAAAGCCTGTCATTGAGATCAACGTCGACGATGATCAAGTCGAGGATCGCATCGATGAAGCTCTAAAGAAGTTCTACGACTTCCACTTCGATGGCTCAGAGAAGGTGTATTATAAGCACCAGATCACTCAGACAGATATTAATAACAAGTATATCACTATGCCTGAAAACATCATGGGCGTGATCAATATCTTCTCTATCTCAGATCCTGCTATCCGCTCAGACGACCTATTCAACATCCGCTATCAGATTGCTCTGAACGATCTATACACTCTTACATCTGTGTCGATGGTTCCATACTACATGGCTATGGAACACCTAGCTCTATTAACAGAAATGCTTGTTGGTAAGATGCCGATACGTTATAATCGCCACACCGACAGGTTATATGTTGACATTGATTGGAACACAGTTAACGTTGGTGAGTATCTTCTAGTCGAAGCGTATGAGGTTGTCAACCCAGATGTATGGACGGATGCTTGGGGTGATAGTTGGCTTGCAAAGTATTGCACAGCTCTAATCAAGAGACAATGGGGTTCCAACCTTATCAAGTTCTCCGGAATGCAGCTACCTGGCGGCGTGCAGTTTAACGGTGAGAAGATTTATGATGATGCTGTAGCTGAGATCGAAAAGATCGAAGAAGGTCTCATTAACTCTTACTCGCTGCCAGTGGCAGACATGATAGGCTAACATAGTGTCTGCATCATTCTATTTCAACAACTTCAACAACTCGATGGAGCAACAACTGGTCGAAGACCTGGTCGTAGAGTCTATTAAGATCTACGGCAATGATGTCTTCTACTGCCCTCGTACTATCGTGAAGCTGGATGAAATCTATGGTGAGGATCCTATATCTGAATACAACTCAAGCTATATGGTTGAGATGTATATCAAGTCTGTTGACGGCTACGAAGGTGATGGAGTGTTTCTATCAAAGTTTGGTCTGCAAATTAGAGATCAGATTACATTCACTATCGCAAAGAGAACATACGACGAAGAGGTGGGTCAGTATACCACCAAGTCGGTTCCTCAAGAAGGCGATATTATCTTCTTCCAGCTCAACCCCCAAAGATCGCAGATTCTTCAAATCAAGTATGTTAATGACCGCTCGATCTTCTATCAGTTAGGCGGTCTGCAGGTATATGATCTTGTATGTGAGCTATTCGAATACTCCAACGAAAAGCTAAACACGGGTATAGCAGCTCTTGATACGATCGAAGCTGAATATACGACAAACATTCAGGCATTCCGCTTGCTCACACAAGATGGCCTCGCAATCACAGATCAGGACGGCTACGACATCATCCAGGGTCAGTATGACTTCGACAAGCAGACGCAAGACTATGGTTCTGACAACCTTGAGATCGATATGGAGGCAGATGACATTCTAGACTGGACAGAGATTGATCCATTCAGCGAGGGACTAGCCTAATGTTTGGACAGACATGGAATCATAACACAATTCGTAAGTACATTGTTCTGTTTGGAACACTGTTCGATAACCTGTATATCACAAGACAGAATGCAGCTGGTCAGACGATTCAGACGTTCAAGGTCCCCCTATCATACGGACCCAAGGAAAAGTTTCTGGCACGTATCAACAACGACGCAGGGCTGAATCAGCCAATCGCAATGATTCTTCCTAGAATGTCGTTTGAAATGCTTACGATGTCGTATGCTCCCGATCGTAAGATGAACACTATTAACAAGGTTCACAAAGCGAATCCTGCTGACCCTAATCAGGTTCTGTATCAGTATTCGCCCGTTCCTTATGACTTCACATTCCAGCTTGCAATCATGGTTAAGAATGCGGAAGATGGAACAAAGATCATCGAACAGATTCTACCATACTTCACACCCGAGTGGACGGCATCTGTCAATCTTGTTCCAGATATGAACGGCAAGTATGACATCCCAATCATCTTCAACGATATCTCATCGGAAGATACATACGAGGGTGACTTTGCAACACGCAGAGCTCTAATCCACACGCTAACGTTCACTATAAAAGGCTACTTGTTTGGCCCTACACGCAAGTCGGAGATCATTAAGGATATCGATGTCAACATTCGTGTGCCGGCATCAGATGCATCACCGATGATTGCTAACACACTTGTCACGCCTAGCGCTATTATAAATATCAAGCCAGGTCTTACAGCCAATGGACAACCTACGTCCAACGCTGCTCTATCTGTTGCGCCCGATGAAATCGACGTGAGCGATAACTATGGGTTCCTGATTGATTTTACGGAGAACTTCTGATGTCCGATATTGATGATGCGCTCGGTTTAAATCCTATAGTTCCTTATGGGGACACAGTCCAGTATCCCGCAAACGTCGACAATAGTCAACAAGAAAACGACCTTGATTTCGCTAGAGAAAACCTCTATGATGCAGTTGTCAAGAGCCAAGCAGCCGTAGAAGATATGATTGCTATTGCTCAGCAGTCCCAGCATCCTAAGGCGTATGAAGTCCTAAACTCTCTTATCAAAACATTTGCAGACGTAAGTTCGGGTATCGCAGATCTCCAGCTCAAGAAGCAGAGGCTGAGTGGCAAGGCACCAGCTGAGGATGGTAGTAAGGTAGTAAACAACAATCTGTTTGTTGGGTCAACAGCTGAGCTCCAAAAGATGCTCGAGAATCTAAAAAATGGTGATACCTAACATCAACAAGGGTTACAATGGTAACCCGCTGCTTAAGAAAGCAAGGAAGCAGATTGCCTGGACTGCAGAGCAGGTTCAGGAGTGGCTAAAGTGTGCCCAGGATCCAATCTACTTTGCTGAGAAGTACATCAAGATTGTACACGTGGACCACGGTTTCATTCCGATCCGCATGTATGATTATCAAAAAGAAATTGTTGTTAAGCTCCAGAACAATCGCCGTGTTACAGTTGTCACATCACGTCAGGCAGGTAAGACAACTACAGCTGCAGCTATCATTCTTCACTACATTCTATTCAACGAGCACAAGACCGTTGCTCTTCTAGCGAACAAGGGTGATGCGGCTAGAGAAATTCTAGATCGTATCAAGCTCGCTTACGAAGCTCTCCCTGATTGGCTTCAGCAGGGTGTGGTCGAATGGAACAAGGGATCGATTGAACTTGAAAACGGTTGTAAGGTTCTTGCTGCTGCTACTTCTTCGTCGGCTATTCGTGGTAAGTCTATCTCGCTTCTTTACATCGACGAAGCGGCGTTTGTAGAAAACTGGGACGAGTTCTTCGCGTCTGTTTTCCCTACGATTTCATCTGGTGAAACGACCAAGATCCTATTCACATCTACGCCGAATGGTCTCAATCACTTCTACAAGACGTGCGAAGGGGCTAAGGAAGGGATCAACGGCTATGAGTATGTTGAGGTTCCCTGGCAGCGTGTTCCTGGCCGCGATGAGAAGTGGTACAAAGAAACCCTTGCAGCAATGGACTTCGATACAGAGAAGTTTGCTCAGGAATTCGAGTGTGCGTTCCAGGGTTCATCAGGCACGCTGATCTCAGGTGCTTGTTTAAAGACTCTAGTCGCTAGGGTTCCTCTTGGTGAATATGATGGGTTCAAGCAGTATTTCAAACCCGAAACTGATCACAAGTATGTAATCGTAGCAGACGTTTCGAGAGGTAAGGGTCTCGACTACTCCGCGTTCCATGTCGTTGACACTACTAAGATGCCTTACCAGCAAGTTGCAACGTATAGAAACAATATGATCACCCCGCTAGACTATGCTGGTGTTATTCATAATGTTTCTAAGATGTACAACAGCGCCGTGATTCTTGTTGAAACAAACGATGTCGGCGCCCAGGTAGTTGACTCGCTACACTTCGACTATGAGAGCGAGCTTCTTGTATACACTGAGAACGCTGGCGCAAGAGGCAAGCGAATCTCTAGTGGATTCAAGACAGCTGAGCGTGGGATCCGAACAACAAAGACTGTAAAGGCTATTGGTTGCTCAATGCTCAAGCTACTTGTAGAGCAGTATCAGCTGATCATCAACGATCACCAGACGATCTATGAGCTTTCGAGGTTCTCCAAGAAGAACCATTCTTATGAAGCAGAGCCAGGTTGCAATGATGACTTGGCTATGGGGCTAGTGCTATTTGCATGGATGTCTGATCAGCAATACTTTAAGGACCTTACTGACATCAATACTCTTATGGTGCTCAGGGAGAAATCCGAACAAGATATGGAAAACGAACTAATGTCATTTGGCTTTGTAAGTACGGGCCACGATGAAGATTTTACTGAAGTACTTGAGGTCACACCAGACACAGCATCGTTTGAACAGCTGATGTCTCTGTAATCTACTGTTTTATAAATACTGGACGTAATTAAAACTACAGAACCTCTTAGGGGAGATCAAAATGGCGGTACAGAATTTCGGCTCAGGTGGTGGCGGATTCCAAATTAGCCCAGGCGTAAACATTTCAGAAATCGATCTTACAACGGTTGTCCCACCAGTGTCAACTACAGTAGGTGCGATTGCAGGTGTGTTCCGCTGGGGTCCAGTTGGAGTACGTACACTCGTAACATCAGAAAATGACCTTGTTAGACTATTTGGCAAGCCAGCTTCTACAAACCCAGAAACATTCTTCACAGCAGCTTCGTTCCTGAGCTATTCGAACGCTCTATACGTTTCGCGTGCAGCTAACACATCGGTTGTGTTCTCGGCTATTGCTAACTCGGCTGCGTTCTCAGCTAACGCTGCTCACTCAGTAAGAAACCGCGACGACTACGATGAAAAAGTTGGAGCATTCAGCGGCGATGTTGAATACATTGCAAAGTGCCCAGGTGCGCTTGGTAACTCACTGAAGATCTCAGTTTGTGACAGTGCTGACGCATATACAAAGACATTCGACCTTCAGACAAACACTGTCGGCGATTCGAATGCTTCGTTCAACAACACCCTGCTTACTGTTGCAGTAGGTTCGAACACAGCTCGCATCCGCGTAGCTAACACGAACGCAGTTGGTGTTACTAACGCTCAGGCTCAGACATTTGCTACATCAGTTTCGGCTCTGTTCACAGTAGGCGACTACATTGAAGTGGGTAACTCTTCAATCGGTAAGCAGTCAGTTAAGATTACAGCTATCAACCTCGTAAACGCTGACTCTTCAACATCTAACACTGGTGTTGCTGGTACTTGCGATGTTCGTCTATCGCTTGCAGATCCTCTCAAGCTATCGACAGCTATCTCATCAAACACTGCAACACGCTACTGGGAATACTTCAACGCTGTTGATACTGCTCCTGGCACTTCCCTGTATCAGTCTCTAACTGCAACAGGTAACACCTCTGCAGTCGACGAAATGCACCTTGTGGTGGTTGACGAAGATGGTAGCTTCACTGGAAACGCTGGTGGCATTCTTGAAGTATTCAAGGGTCTTTCACGCGCCACAGACGCTAAGAATTCTGACGGTTCATCGAACTATTACAGAACTGTTCTTAACGAAACATCACAGTATGTATGGTGGGCTTCGGACCGTGCAAATGCTGCATCAGCTCTTGCATCAGCTCTTGTATCGTCAACAAACGTTAAGCCAATGACCCTTTCATTCCAGGGCGGTGTTGACAACGACGAAACTTCGGTTCCATTCGCTGATACTGCTCGTGCTTACGACCTGTTTGCATCTGCAGAAGAAGTTGACATTTCACTTCTTCTAACTGGACGCTCAACTGGTGGCACTTACGGTGAACAGCAAGCTAACTATCTGATCGATAACATTGCAGAAGTTCGCAAGGACTGCATCGTGTTCGTATCGCCTCAGAGAGCAGACGTTGTTAATCAGTCGGGCACAGCTGCTACAAACGTTGTTGAATTCCGCAATGCGGTTCGTTCTACATCGTTCGCAGTGATGGATTCGGGCTACAAGTACATGTACGACAAGTACAACGATGTATACCGTTATGTTCCACTAAACGGTGACATTGCTGGTGCTTGCGTTGTTACAGACAGCTCAAGAGACCCATGGTATTCGCCAGCTGGTACAAGCCGTGGTCAGATCCGCAACGTTGTAAGACTTGCTTTCAATCCTAACAAGGCTGAAAGAGATCTTCTCTACAAGAATGGTGTTAACCCAGTTATCTCATCACCAGGTGAAGGAACAATTCTCTTCGGTGATAAGACGCTGCTTGCTAAGCCATCAGCATTCGATCGCATCAACGTTCGTCGCCTCTTCATCGTTCTTGAAAAGTCGATTGCACGTGCTGCTAAGTCTCTGATGTTCGAATTCAACGACGAATTCACTCGCACGCAGTTCCGTAACCTCGTTGAACCATTCCTCCGCGATGTTCAAGGCCGCCGTGGTATCACCGACTTCAAGGTGGTATGCGACTCAACAAACAACACAGCAGCTGTTATCGATTCGAACCGCTTTGTTGGCGACATCTACGTGAAGCCAGCACGTTCAATCAACTTCATCCAGCTGAACTTCGTTGCAGTTAGAAGCGGTATTGAATTCTCCGAGATCGTTGGATAAGAGATAAATACAAGAGACAAGGAGATACTAAATGGCTTTTAATATCAACGAGATGAGAGCAGGTCTGGCGCTGGGTGGGGCTCGTCCCACCCTGTTCCGAGTTGAACTGACAAACCCAGTCAACAACGAGTCAGACGCGATTGCTCCATTCCTGATTCGTGCTACTTCACTCCCTGCATCAACAATCAACCCGATTGAAATTCCATATTTCGGTCGTAAGATTAGAATCGCAGGCGACCGTACATTCGACGTTTGGTCGGTAACGGTTATGAACGACGAAGACTTCCGTATTCGTCACACAATGGAGCAGTGGCACAATCAAATTAACTCGCTGCAGACCAACTTGAACCTCAACCCTGATTCTTCACCAGCTAACTACAAGTCAACAGCACTTGTAACACAGTATGGTAAGGACGGAACAGAGCTTCGTAGATATAAGTTCAACGGCCTATTCCCAACTGAAATCTCGACTATCGATCTTGATTGGGAATCAACTGACCAGATTGAAAACTTCACTGTAACATTTGCATACGATTGGTATGAGGTAGACGCTGGTAACACTGGCCTCGTTGGCTAATTGATTATAAGAGAGTGACATAATGCAGCTATTTGGCTTTGAGATTAAGAAAAGAAATGAAGAACCTGCCACCGTCTCGTTTGCGCCTAAGCCAAACGAAGACGGTGCCATGGTTGTTCAGGCGGGGGGCATCTATGGCACCTACGTCGACATGGATGGTTCGATTAGAACCGAAACCGAGCTCGTAACAAGGTATAGAGAACTTTCTAACCACCCAGAGCTCGAACTTGCTATCGATGACATCATTAATGAAGCAATGGTTGGTGACTCCCAGGACAGTCCTGTGGAGATCAACCTCGACGATCTCGAACAGCCTGATAGAATTAAAGATCTTATTACTGAAGAATTCAAGAACATTTTGAACCTTCTAGAGTTCAATGATTACAGCTACGACATCTTTAAGAAGTGGTATGTTGATGGTAGACTCTACTATCACCTAATCGTCGATCCGAAGGATCTAAGAGCTGGTATCAAAGAGCTTCGCTATATTGATCCTCGCAACATTCGCAAGGTGCGTGAGCAGAAGAAGAAGAAAACGGAAAGTGGTGTTCCTGTTGTTCAGGATGGTGCAGAATACTACGTTTACAACAACAAGGGCTTCATTAAGGCACCTGGCTCAACTGCTACCAACTCTCAGGGCATTAAGATTGCTAAGGACTCGATTGTAAACATCACAAGTGGTCTGGTTAACCCAGGTGGTGATACCGTTCTTTCGTACTTGCACAAAGCAATCAAGCCAATGAACCAGCTTCGTTCTATGGAAGACTCGCTGGTAATCTATCGTATCTCACGTGCTCCTGAACGCCGTATTTTCTACATCGACGTTGGTAACCTTCCTAAGATGAAGGCCGAGCAGCACCTTCGTGATATGATGACTCGCTTTAAGAACAAGATTGTTTATAATGCGGACACAGGTGAGATCCGTGACGACCGCAAGTTCATGACAATGCTGGAAGACTTCTGGCTTCCACGTCGTGAAGGTGGTAAGGGAACAGAAATTACAACTCTTCCTGGTGGTCAGAACCTTGGACAGATCGACGATATCGTGTACTTCCAGCGCAAGCTATACAAGGCACTTAACGTTCCTATCGGTCGCCTAGAACCAGAAACAGTATACAACCTTGGTAGATCAACTGAGATCACTCGCGACGAAATCAAGTTCGCTAAGTTTGTTGATCGTCTAAGAATGAAGTTTTCACAATTATTCACTAAACTACTACAGCGCCAGCTTATCCTTAAGGGCGTTGTAACCTTGGAAGAGTGGCCAGACTTCGCTCGCTCTATTCGTTATGACTATGCAATCGATAACTACTTTGCAGAGCTCAAGGAAACTGAAATCCTTAGAGACCGTGCGCAGATGGTTAGAGACCTAGATGACTACGTTGGTAAGTATTACTCCAACGAGTGGATCCGTAAAAACGTTCTACGCCAGACTGAAGAAGAAATCAAGGAGATCGACAAGCAGATCGCCGATGAAATCAAGTCAGGTGTCATCCAGCAAGGTGATGAAGAGCAGGCAGCGCAGACGCAACCTCAAGGAAGATAAATAATTAAAATTGGAGCAAAAAATGGTTGATTATACAGTAAATGACATTGTTGGGCTCAGCGCTTCACAGCAGCCTTTGCAGGTTGCTCAGGCTTTCGATTCGATTATGCGTGCAAAGCTAGCCGACAGACTAGCTGACTTCCAGGATCAATTCACTCAGGCTGCTTTCCAGGCTTCGCCAGAGGAAGAACTGGATCTCGACGATGACGATCTAGACGTTGATGCTGACGATACCGACAATGATGACAGCGATTCAGATGATGAGTTCGAGCTATTGGATCTCGATGACGAAGATCTGGACCTCGAAGACCTACAAGATTTAGATTTAGACTTAGAGGACGATTCGGATGAAGACGCTTAATCAATTTATTGAACAAACAGGTTACCGTAAGGTAAAGTCTCCCGACGAACAGAAGTTTGTTGACAAGCACATTGTGCAGGTTCTTCCTGACCGCGCTGGCAACAAAGATGACGTGTTCAAGGCGTCTAACGTTGAAAAAGTTGAGCGTAAGACCTCACGCAAGGGCTACGAGCCTGGCGAAGATGAGAAGGTGTACGAAGCTATGGATGCTGCGGCTCGCTTCGACCATCACCACCAGCACGCTAAGGCGTTGATGAAGTCAATCTCTCAGCATCTGAAGACTCATGCAGCAGAAGCTGCGTCTCACAAAGATCACAAGGGTCGTAAGGGACCACATTGGGGTCACACTGGCTCGATGGAGCACATTGCGAACCAGCTTAGCAACATTCACGATCAACTTGCTCGCACTGGTGAGTATAAGATGCATGAAGATGTTGAGCTGGAAGAGAAGAAGCTGACACCTGCAGAGATGAAGAAGCGCGAAGAAGTAGCTAAGGCTATCAAGCGCGAGAATCCACGTATGCCAATGGCGAAAAAGATGGCCATTGCAACAGCTACAGCTAAGAAGGTAGCTGAGGATTTCGACGGCGCAATCGATGGTCTACCATCTCTGACCCAAGACATTCTAAAGGCAGCGTTCGATCGTCTCAATGAAGACAATAAGTCGAAGTTCGTTGCTGCATGCCAAACAGAAGAAGGTCTCGAAAAGATGATCGCCTTCGCAATTGAAAATAGAGGTGCCTGATGCCAGCAGTAATCACATCAAACAAGAAGAACACCTCACTGGTTGTTCACGTTGCCTCTTCAAACAGCGGTAACATTATCGTAGCAGGTAACTCATCGACAACCAATGTCAACGGCTCGAGCGTGTGTGTTGCTGTCGGAGATGAAGTCCTAACAGGTGCCTACATCACACAGGCTGTGTGGGGCTGTGATGGAACAGGTCACATTCAGATTCTTCGTGGTGCTAACCTTGTAGCCGTGTATGACTCTACTGGTCAACACGAATATGCTGGTACGGGCATGCCAATCAACTTGTATCCTGCTGCTAACGTAGTTGTCAATCTTATCGGCTCAGCTAATAGCTTTATTACGTTTGAGCTACAAAAGGCTGGTAACTTTGTTTCAGAATATCAGCAGAACTAAGGACTAACCGATGAAGCTAATTACCGAACTCAATGAGTCGATCAAGTACGTAACCGAAACCAAGGAAAGCGGAAAGAAGACTATGTACATTGAAGGTGTATTCCTTCAATCGGAAATTAAGAACCGTAACGGCCGTATGTATCCAAAGCACGTTCTCGAAAGAGAAGTCAACAGATACAATGAGCAGTTCGTTTCGAAGGGACGTGCGTTCGGTGAGCTAGGTCACCCAGATGGTCCTCAGATCAATCTCGACCGCATCTCACATATCATCGAATCACTTAAGCAGGACGGCACAAATTGGGTCGGCCGCGCCAAGATTACAGACACTCCAATGGGCAACATTGCTCGTGGCATTATCGAGTCAGGTGGCCGGCTCGGCGTTTCGACGCGCGGCATGGGCTCACTAAAGCTGAATAGAGAGGGTGTTAATGAAGTGCAGGATGACTTCCATCTTGCTACTGCAGCGGATATTGTTGCAGATCCTTCCGCTCCCGATGCCTTCGTAAACGGCATCATGGAAGGCGTTGAGTGGATCTGGGAAAACAACATGCTCATCGCTCAACGTACAAAAGGTTTAGTCGAGCAGGCAGTTCGTTCACGCGATCTGGAGACTAAAAAGCTGAGTATTTTTGAGAATTTCATTAAAACACTATCAAAATCGTAAGTATATAAATACTTGACTAGATAAGATTATATCTAAAAGGAGTCAGAGAATGGCAATTAAAGAATCAACTGAAATCGTTGAGAACGAAAATCTCGACGAAACAGCTGCCGCTGATACACTGAAGCCAGGCGCTGGCTCGGTTGCAGGCGATGTTGGCAAGACCGAGCTTATGGCTTCGGTAGTTGCTGCAATGGGCGGTATGTCGAAGCAGGAAATCAATAAGTTCCAGGAAGTTCTCAGCCAGTATGGTAAGAACAAGACCCCAGGTGCTGTTGACAAGTCAGCTGCTAACAAGGCTTCAATCGCAGCAAAGGGTGCGATGAAGGAAGACATCGAAGAGATGTTTGCTGGCGACGAACTTTCAGAAGACTTCAAGGAAAAGGCATCGACTCTGTTCGAAGCTGCTGTTAGTGCCCGCGTTGGTATTGAAGCTGCTCGCCTTGAAGAAGAATTTGAAACCAAGCTCGAAGAAGCTGCTGGTCAGATCGAAGAAGAGCTGGCTACAAAGATTGACAGCTACCTCGATTACGTAGCAGAGCAATGGTTCGAAGAAAACAAGCTCGCTATCGAATCTTCAATGAAGGTCGAAGCTGCAGACAAGTTTATCGAAGGTGTTAAGGGTCTATTCGCTGAGCACTTCGTAGAAGTTCCAGAAGAAAAGGTTGACGTGGTTGAGGCTCTTGAAGCTCGCGTTGCTGAACTGGAAGGTCAGCTGAATGAGGAAATCGATGAGAAGATCGAACTCAAGAAGCTAGTTGAAGAAGCAGAAATGGAAGCTATCTTTGACGAAGTAGCAGAGGGTCTTGCTGCCACGCAAGTTGAAAAACTACGCACTCTCGCTGAGGGTCTAGAATTTGTTGATGCAAGCTCTTATCGTCGTAAGGTTGAGCTAGTTAAGGAAAACTACTTCACCGACAAGAAGACTAAGTCAACAGAGATTGTGGTCGAAGAAACTGTATCTGACTCAGTAGAATCACTTACTGAAGAAGTAACTGTTTCGGTTGATCAGGGCATGCAGAAGTATGTTTCTGCAATTGCTAGATCCGCAAAAAAGTAATTTATAAATAGTATAATAAAATAATCCATTAAGGAGGGATTAAATGCTAGCTGAGGAACTACAAAACAAGTGGCAGCCTGTTCTTGAACATGCTGACCTCAACCCAATCAAGGACTCGCACCGTCGTGCAGTAACAGCTCAGATTCTTGAGAACACTGAGTCTGCTCTTCGTGAGTCAACCGCTGCTTTCGGTTCACAGAACCTTCTTGCAGAAACACCAAACAACGTAACCGGCTCGGCTATCGACACATTTGACCCAGTGCTTATCTCACTGGTTCGTCGTGCGATGCCAAACCTTGTTGCTTATGACATCTGCGGCGTTCAGCCAATGACAGGTCCAACAGGCCTGATCTTCGCAATGCGCGCACGTTACTCGACTCAGGGTGGCGACGAAGCATTCTACAACGAATCGAACACTGGCTTCTCGGCAAACCCAGAAGGTAACACAACTGTTAACCTTCCTGGTTTCCGTCACACCGGTACGGTTCCAGGCACAGCCAACAACGCTGAATCAAACACATACAACTACGTACGTGGTGTTAACACTGCATACGCAGAAGCATGGGGCAACTCATCTGTTTCGATTCCAGAAATGGCATTCTCGATCGAGAAGGTAACTGTTACAGCTCGCTCACGCGCTCTGAAGGCAGAATACTCACTCGAACTCGCACAGGACCTGAAGGCAATTCACGGTCTTGACGCTGAGACAGAACTTGCAAACATTCTTTCGGCTGAAATCCTTTCGGAAATCAACCGTGAAGTTGTTCGCACGATCAACGTCACAGCTGAGCGTGGTGCTTCGGAAGGCACAACTACAGCAGGTATCTTCGACCTTGACACAGACTCAAACGGCCGTTGGTCGGTTGAAAAGTTCAAGGGTCTGATGTTCCAGCTCGAGCGTGAAGCTAACCAGATCGCCAAGGGCACAAGACGTGGTAAGGGTAACATCGTAATCTGTTCGTCGGACGTTGCTTCGGCTCTTCAGATGGCTGGTGTTCTTGACTACGCTCCTGCTCTTAACTCGAACAACCTGAACGTTGACGACACAGGCAACACCTTCGCTGGTGTTCTTAACGGTCGCCTTCGCGTTTACATCGACCCATACACAACTGGCAACTATCTGACAGTTGGTTATAAGGGTTCGTCAGCATTCGACGCTGGTCTGTTCTACTGCCCATACGTTCCACTACAGATGGTTCGTGCAGTTGACCAAGAGAACTTCCAGCCAAAGATTGGCTTCAAGACCCGCTACGGCATGGTCGCGAATCCATTTGCTGGTGGTAACGATGCTGCTGATCCAGCTCTTGGTGCTCTCATCAAGGACTCGAACAAGTACTATCGTCGCGTTCTTGTTAACAACCTTATGTAATCATAAGAGTTGGGTAACCAACCAAACTAAGGGAGGGGGATCGAAAGGTCCCCCTCTTTTTTTGTTGGATAAATAGCTGGAAGGAGTATACTATGTCTGTCAACAATCAGCCAACGAACTATAACTTCTTGTCTCCACTTGGATACAAGTTTGTACTGTCTCGTGCACCCAACATTGAGTATTTCACTCAGCGCGTCACTCTGCCGGATGTAACTCTTCCTGTTGCAATGCAGTCGACAGGCTTCCAACGTATTCCACGTCCTGGCGACAAGTTAGAGTTCGGTCAGCTCTCGATTACATTTAAGGTTAATGAAAATCTGGACAACTATCTCGAGATCTTTAACTGGATGGCAGCTCTAGGTCGACCCGAATCATTCAACCAATACACGCTGAGCGATAGACCCTACAAAGCTACGGATGAGCAGAAAGATACTACTGTTTCAGACATTACTGTCACTTTACTATCAAGTGCAATGAATGGCAACATAGAATTTCTTATGAGGGATTGCTTTCCAACCAGCTTGACCAACATCGAAGGGGATTCGACTCTAACTGAAGTTGAATACGTAACTGCTACAGCTACATTCGCTGTAAGAGATTTCACAATCACAAAGATTTAAGTTGACTTTTTACCTCAGTTGTTGGAGTATGATGAGTACTACCAGCTAGAGAGTTGCTATGAAAATTGAAGATATCCAGAACCTGTGGTCCCAGGACTCGAAGATTGATCACACCGAGCTCTCCACCGAGGCTCTGCGTATTCCCTCACTGCACTCCAAGTACTTCAGAATCTTCACGGAAGAACGTCTGCGTCTCCGTAAGTATGAGCTGGACTTGAAGAAGCTCAAGCTCGAGAAGTATGAGTTTTATACACAAGGACCGACTGAGGAGACACGTGCTAAAGGCTGGCGTCTCCCTCCTATTGGGAAGGTGATCAAGTCGGAAGTTAATAACTACGTCGATGCTGATGATGACATCATTCAGCTCACACTAAAAGTTGGTATTCAACAAGAGAAGATTGAGATGCTAGAGTCTATCATTAAGTCGCTTACCAATAGAGGCTTCTTGATTAAGTCGGCTATCGATTTCGAGAAGTTCAAAGTAGGTATGTAAAATTGGCCGAGCACGTACACCTTCAACACATTAACTCTGTACATTGTAAGATTGTAACTGATCCAGGCACGCTAATGGAGCTTGCTGATCACTTTACGTTCTTTGCAGAGAACTACCGGTTCTCACCTAAGTACAAGGCCAGAGTGTGGGATGGTAAGATCCGTCTGGTCAATAGACTGACAGCAATGGTGTATGCTGGCCTTGCAAGACACATTAAGAAGTTCTGCGATGAACGAGGATACACATTCTCATATGATCCACAGCTGCAATACGATAACGTGTCTGTCAATGAGATCCTAGAGTTTATCAAAACTTTGGACATACCTGAGCGCTTCACTCCTAGAGACTATCAGATCAAGAGTGTTGTTAAGTGCTTACGTTCGAAGCGTAGAACACTTCTGTCACCTACCTCGTCTGGTAAGTCGCTGATGATCTATATCATCATGATGTGGTACAAGCAGTTTGGTCACAAAGGTCTGATCATTGTCCCTACGATTGGTCTGGTTAGACAGATGGAGAATGACTTTAGAGACTACGGCTACAAGGGCACGATCCACGTGTCAACGGATAAGTTGAGCAAGTCGAATGACATTCCAGAGGACCTGGTTATCACCACCTGGCAGTCTATGGACAACGGTAAGACGAAGATGCCTAAGCAGTGGTATCAGCAGTTTGAAGTTGTAGTGGGTGATGAGGCTCATACGTGTAAGGCAGCTACTCTTACTAAGATCCTTTCTAACCTGGACAACTGCGCATATCGCTTTGGCACTACAGGTACATTGGACGACACGCCACTGAACAGAGTGACCATCGAAGGTCTATTCGGTCCTCAGTATCAGGTTGTCACCACCAAGGATCTTATGGAGAGTGGACACGTATCTAACCTTAGGATCAAATGCATCGTGCTCAAGTATCCCGAAGAGGTGTGCAAGGATATGAAGGGTAAGACCTACCAGGAAGAGATCGACTTCATTATCAATAACGAAGAGCGCACGAAGTTTATCAAGAACCTGGCTCTGTCGCTGAAAGGAAACAAACTTGTATTCTTTAGGGTTATTTCTCACGGTCAAGCCATATCTGATTCCATACGTGATAGCGGCATTACTAACCTATTCTATATTGATGGTGGTGTGTCCGGACAAGATCGAGAAGCTATTCGAGTTGCCGTCGAAGATGAAGAGAACGCTATCATCGTGGCTTCACTCGGTACGACATCGACAGGGGTAAGTATTAACAAGCTACACCATATGATCGCTGCCTCACCTTCTAAGTCAAAGATCAAGGTCCTGCAGTCGATCGGTCGTATGCTCCGTAAGCATAATACGAAGCAAGAAGCCATCCTTTATGACATTGTCGATGATCTAACGTATAAGAGCCAAGCGAACTTCACATACAAGCACTTTATTGACAGAACGAAGATCTATGAGAAAGAGAACTTCGACTATAGGATTTACACAGTGGGATTGAAAATATGACAGTTAGAGTATACAAACTTGTTGATGGAGATGAGTTGATAGCTCTTGAAACGTCACGCACACTAGATTGGTGCGTTGTTCAAAAGCCACTGCGCCTCGACTATGTTGACATCGGAACAAGCACAGCAATGAGACTAACAAGGTATCTAACGCTAGACAATGGTGTTGATTGCTTTCTTCTCAGTAGACAAATAGTAGCTATAAGCTCGTGTAGTCAGAAAGCAGTTGACTATTATACAAAACTAGTGGATAAGTGTTATACTGAGATATTTTCTGACAGCGAAGAGAAAGGTTCGGAACCTATGTCTGGCCTTACGCCAGAGGAACTCATATCCCTGATAACCGGCAAAACGAGCATACAATGAAAAACCCAACAAAGCGTCCTAGAGCTAACTATGTAGACAACAAGCGTCTATATGGTGAGATGATCCACTTCATTAACGAGTGTAGAGCATGTGAGAAGGATGGTGAGAGGCGTCCCAAGATTCCTGAATACATCGGCGAGTGCATCTTCAAGATTGCCACAGGCCTGGCCGTTAAACCAAACTTCTCATCATACACATACAAAGATGAGATGATCTCGGATGGTATTGAGGTGTGTATCAGATATATACATAACTTCGATCCCGATAAGTCGACCAACCCCTTCGCATACTTCACACAGATCATCTACTATGCTTTCCTGCAAAGGATCCAGAAGGAAAAGAAGCAGGCTTATATCAAGGCCAAGTCATTCGAGAACTCTGCAATCATGAATATGCTTGTTGACGATCCAACTGGTCAGTACTTTGATCAGCACCATGTGATCGACACCGAGCGAACTGCAGAGCTTGAAAGTAAGATTAGACCGAAGAAGAAGACCAAGGTCAAACTAGTAGGCATCGAAGCACTATTAGGAGATAAAGATGAGTAGACAAAATATCCCACCTCTGCTAGAACAGTATAGGGAGAACATGTTGGATCCTAAGAATCCAGCCACTGTTCGACATAACTACATGATGACATTGCAGAACATCCGTGATTTCTGTGACGGGTCCCTTCGTGAATATGAAAAGAAAGTCAAGAAGTAATAGATGAAAATCGCTATCCTCGGCGACACGCACTTTGGCGTTCGCAATGACCATCAAGCATTCCATGACTACTTCGAGAAGTTCTATAGGGACGTGTTCTTCCCTGTTCTCGAAGCTCGTGGTATTAAGAATGTGATCCAGCTCGGCGATCTGTTCGATCGTCGTAAGTATGTCAACTTCTATACGTTGAAGAGGTCTCGCGAGTACTTCTTCGACAAGCTATCACAGCATGATATCATGATGGACATCTTCGTTGGTAACCACGATACGTACTTCAAGAATACTAACGAAGTTAACTCACCAGAGCTGCTTCTGTTAGATTACAGCAAGAACGTCAGAGTGTATTCCAACCCTACAGACATTGAGCTAGGTGGAGAGACTCTGGCATTGCTTCCTTGGGTGTGCTCTGGTAACTACCAAGAGAGCATCGACTTTATCAACACCACTAAGGCGCAGGTCCTGTTCGGCCATCTCGAGCTTTCGGGCTTCGAGATGTATCGTGGTGCTGTAAACGATCATGGTATGGATCGCAAGATCTTTAACAAGTTTGACACAGTGATGTCCGGTCACTTCCACCATAAGTCCTCTCAAGGCAACATCCACTACTTAGGCACGCCGTATGAGATGACGTGGTCGGACTATGATGACCCTCGTGGCTTCCACATCTACGACACTGAGACGCGTGAGCTTGAGTTCATTCAGAACCCATACAAGATGTTCCAGAAGTGGTTCTATAACGATGCTACGTGGGAAGATCAGAGCTTCATCGACTCGCTAGACTACACGAAGGCCGAGGGGTCGATGATCAAGGTTGTTGTGAAGAACAAGAACAACCCATACTGGTTCGATCTATTCATCAATCGTCTTGAGAAGGCTAATGCACTTGACATCCAGGTAGTAGATGATCACCTCAACTTGCAGCTTGAGGATGATGAAGATATCGTCGACGAGGCAGAAGACACGTTGACTATTTTGAAGAACTATGCTAATAGTAT